GCAAAAATAAAGGTAAACAATGTAGACTAAAACATTTGGAAAATAAATTATATTGTTTTAGACATGTTCCAAAAGAATGTAAATAACCTGATTTTTAGACATGTAAATGTTTATTATATTATATAATTAAAATATTTTGTTATATAAATATGAAATTTTGCATTTTAATGTGGTATGATGAAAATATATCTTCATATTCTGATATTAATTATAAAATAAATAAAGCATATTGTGATAAAAATAATATTGAATTAATTAGATGTAAAGAAAGAAGGCATATTAATAGACATCCCGCTTGGGAAAGAATACCTCTAATACTAAAATACATAAATAATTATGATTATGTTATGTGGATAGACGCTGATGCTCATTTTTACATTGATAGTGCAAATATAAAAGATTATATTAACAATTATAATAATCATAATTTTATATTTTCAAAAGATATATCAGTAGCAATTAATACAGGATGTTTTATTGTAAAAAATACACAATATAGTATTGATTTTTTAACTAAGTGGGGATATGATGAAACATTATATAAAAACAACAGTTATCCTTATTGGTGGGATAATGGAGTCATTTTAAATATGTTTGAACAAAATGTCTTAGATATTAAAAATAATAGTGTAGCAATTGATTATGGAATTTTACAACATTTTCATGAAAATGAAATACTAAAATTAGCTGTTAAACCATTTATATTTCATTTAGCAGGCACAAATACACAAACTAGGTATAATCATTCATTGTATTATATAACAAAATATTTACAATAAAAATAAATAATATAGAATTATCTATATTATAATAAATATGTCAGAACAAATAAATAATAGCATTGAATCAAATGAACAACCTAAAGAAAAACCAGCTCCAGCATTAAAAACAAAGGAAGAATTAATATTTAATATAAGAGAATGGATTAAGATAGAAACAGATATTAAAAATTTAACTAAAGAATTGAAGGAAAAACGTAATAAAATGAAAGAACTTACAGGTACTTTAGTAAATGTAATGAAACTAAATAGCATTGATTGTTTTGATATAAGTGGTGGGGCACTTGTTTATAAACAAAAGAAAAGTAAAAAACAAATTTCTGGAAAATTTTTATTAAGTCAACTAGAAGAATATTTTAAGGACAATCAAGATTTAGCAAAAGAAATACATAAGAAAGTTTGGGAAAATAGAACAGTAGTAACAAAAGAGGAAATAAAAAGAGAAAAAGACAAAAAATAAGAATATTATAAATGTATAAAAATAATTTAAAGAAGTAATTCTAAATAATTATAAAATATGGATTATAATTATTTACTGGAACTAGAAAGTCTTCAAAATATTCGCAAAAACATAGATTTATATAAAAATAGTAAAATACTTATTATTTTATGCTATCACATTACAGATACTTGTAAACAACCCTTTTTACAATTTTTATTTACAAAAATAATGCAAAATCCTGTTTTGCCCGAACAATTTTCTTTACCATATTTATATCTTTCAGATTTATCATCTGAGAAAGACATTATGGTTGAAACAATAGATTGTGTTAAAAATGCATTAGTAAATATGAATTGTAATGTAGATAATTTAAATGAAGAAAATTATAAAGGAATAGCATATTTATCGGTTACTTTGCCAGTTGCATTAGTTAACGTATCAAATATTGATATAAATTATATGAAATTATATAGGAATTCAGAATATTGGTTTTTATTACCATCAGAAGTAATTAATAAGAGAAGTATATGCAATATTACAATTGAGGAATCTACTGTTGATATGTTTATAATATATGCGTCAAGTATATCACTATTACATAATCCAGAAACTAATCAATATTATTCTTTACCTGAAGCAGTATATTCTGGCAGGGAATTGGAAGAAGCAAAGTTTAATTCTATTTTTGGTGAAAGAAAAAGAACTATAGATAACAGTAATGAAAAATATTATAGTTTTTACTTAAATTTTAACGATGCTATTTTAGAAGGGGGATGGATTAAAGATGGGGGAATAAACAAAATAAATTTGACCGATAAAAATATTACGCATAATTTGTCAGGACGTTTGTTAGTTGAAAATGAATATGGTAGGTATATTAATAATGGAATAAATCGTTATGCATTATTTGTAGATTATCCATCAATGAATGATACTATAACAGATGATGAAATAAAGTACATTAGACTAAATAATAAACAAATGGTTATAACAAAATGTTATGATAATTTCACTTCATTGACATATCATAGTTTGAATAAAGAACTTTTAGGTGATAAGTATGAAATTAATTCAAATCATTATATGATAATTTAACCAATTAACAAACTATAATAAATGACCAATACTGTAAAATATTATTATTTAATTTCTTAAATAATAATATATGAATAACGTTACAATAATTGGAATTTCATTATTATTAATATATGCTATAACAAAGATTTTAGAGTTTTTTGGAATAGGAATAGATGTTTATGGTTCTTATCTGGCATTTTATTTATTTTTACTTTTATCTTATTTTGTTTTACCACGTGAATATTATAAGTTGAAAATATAGTAAATGATGCTTGTAGTTAGTTTACTTAGACTTAGACAATGTTAGGACCACTTGCAAATTGTTTATTTGTTTGCAGTTTAGAGCTCATTAATGTAGATGTTTCAGGAAAAGAAGTTATATTAGCTAAAGATAACCCAAAATTCGGTCCCTTGCTTATGCTTATTTCACCAACACTTTTATTGAATTGGTCAATAATTTTTGTTAGCTCATTTATATCATATTTCTCTTTTAAATTATCTATTATTTCACTATCAAGTGGATGACGATTATTTATATTAAAAAATGTAGTTTTAAATGTCATTATAGAGTCATAAATTTGTTTATCTTTATTTAACGATTGAGCTAAACGTTTGCGTTTGTTTTCTTCAGAAGACCAAGGGTTTCTAGATAATTCAGTAGAAACAAGTACATCACAAATTTCTGGTTTTATAATTTTAGAAAATGATGTAGCATCATTGTCATCGTCATTGTTATCACGATTTTCGAATTTATTTTTAAAACGACTAATTATATTATCTGGAATAGATGGACTTGTTTCCATTAAACGGTCAAATTCTTCTTTGGATATTTTAATCATTTGTATTACAGGCATTCTTTCATCAGGATGTTTAGCTAGTTCAATTTTAATATTCCTGTAAAATTTGTCCCATGCAATGCTAGAAACACGGTGCGCTTCATTCATTTGTGTTATTTTAAGAAATTGCTGTATAGTAGTAATAATTCCAGCTAAAATATTGAATCCTCCAACAATCATACTAAATGCTGATTGCCATTGTTGAGGCACACGTTCAGTTGCAAAGTTAGCTGTTCCAGTAACAGTTGAAATGATAATAACAGGAATAGTATACCATGCGTTTAAAGAACTGAACATTGCATTTGAACGCGCATGAAGCCAACGATAACACATAGCTTTGTCAGCCCATTCAACTAAAATTTGTTCATGTTCAGTACTCCATTCTGGAGAAACATTGGGAGTAAAGTTATCCATATTTATTTCAGGTGGATTATCCATATATATATTATATAAAAAATATATTATTTACATATAATAATGGACAACAATTTGGAACAATTAAAAAAAAATTTTAATAAAATTAGAGATATACGTCATAAAATATCTGCTATATTTAATACGTTAGAAGCTCATATGAAGAAACTAAAAGAAACGCATTCAAATTTTATAAAGACAAATAAAGAAAATATTTTTATATTTGGATTAGATTCATTGCAATTTCAAAGTAAACTAATAGACATTGAATATGATGATATGAAGCGCATATTTTTAGCAATAAACAACAGAATATATTGTGAATATTATAAACTTTATAAAATAATGATAGATTACATTAAATGTAATATAAATGATAAAAAGGCGTTAGATTTAATTAAACTAAATAGTAATTTTCCAATATATAAGGATTTAGAACCATATAAAAATTACGACTTTGAAATTGTACAAGAAATACATGAGCAAATTATTTTAATTTTATATGCAATTAACGAGTATATAGGAAATAAAGAAATTGAATTAACTGAATATAAAAGGCAACAGGAAATTGGTTTAAATATAAATAATTTTGTTGTAACATTTAAATTTGGAATCAATTCAATCCGTGAAAACTCAGATTTATTTATGTATTACATAGAATTTTTTCACAGCTTACATACAAAATATTTAAAAAGGTTTGCAATGAAAATGAACTTATTTTTTAGTCAAATAACAAATGATATACGATTTGAAGATTCTCCAACAACATCAAATGTAAAGAAAAATGAAATAATAAATGAAATAAAACAAGAACATATTGATAGTAATTTGTTAACTCAACTAACAAATATAGTTCAAGGAAACGACAGTGAAGATTCTTTATCAGTAAATAGAGAACAACGTATATCAGATTTCGATGTTGAAACAAATGAAAAAAATTCTAGTTATTCTTCTCTTGAGTCTTTGGCAAACAGCAAAACAAGTAAAGTTAGTTTAAAAGACTCTTTAAAAAATAATATGAAAAAGCTAATACATAATTTTAGTGGAACTAAAAATCAACAAAAACAAAATCAAAATCATCCAACAAATTTTACACAAATGGATGATAATAGAGTCAATATGAATGTTACTGAAAAACCTTTAGCATTTTTAATTGAAGCTAAATCTAAAGAAATTTTGTATAATAAAAGGGAAGATTCTCCTAAACAACAAGGAAAAAAAAATTTGAATTTAAATGTATTAGTAAGTAATTTATCAGAAGAAGATAATAATGAGTTAAATGAAACATTAAATAAGTTACCAATGTTTGAAGAATTAAATAAAGAATGTGATGCTTTAATTTCTCCGACAAACAATAATTTAAATTTAATAAAAAAACTAGAAGATTTAGAAAAATTTGAAAATTGCATGCATGACAATGCAGAAATTGTAAAAGATGTGCATATTCTTAGTTTGGAAAAAGAAAATGTTAGTATATTTATTAAAAAAGACGCCCAAGAAAAACAGGAAAAAGGAGAAGAAGGAAAAGAAGACAAAGATAGTGTGTCAAATATTACAATGGAAAGTTTTACTCCATCAGAACATGTTGTAACTAACACCCAAGAAATAGTTAATGCCCATGATAAAACAACAGATGGTAATAGCAATAGTAGCAGTTTAAATTCTTCAAAAAAGAAGAAGAAAAGAAATAAGAAAAAGAAATAACTATTCTAAGTTAAATAATATATTATTTACATTCCAACTTAAAGACTCTTTAAGTTGAAAATTATAATATATAAAAAATTGAAATAAAGATAATTTATTATATATATTATAAACCAATATAAAGAAATGGAAAAACGCATTAACAAGAAAATCGAAGGCTATTTGTTATCATTTAAAGACAATATTAAAGAGAAAGCGGATGAACTTGGAATGACCAAGGACACCAATTTATCGAAATTAGTTCAATACATATTCGATTATGACGACCGATTATGTCTTGGTAAAGAAGATTTTATGAAACGAAAAAGAGTTAAAAATGTTGTGCATTTATCTGATAGATGTTGTGCTAAAAGAGCAAATGGAGAACAGTGCACAAGAAGAAAAAAAGATACATCAGAATATTGCGGAACTCATTTAAAGGGCACTCCACATGGAATGTTTGAGCTAGAACAAGAAGCAAAAAAACAAGGACAAAAAGTAGAAGTATGGGCACAAGAAATTCAAGGGATTATTTACTACGTCGATAAATCATACAATGTTTACCAAACTGAAGACATTATGCACGGAAAAGTCAATCCAAAAGTAATTGCAAAATATGTTAAACATTGTGATACTTATTCTATTCCTGAATTTAATATTTAATATTTGTATCACTTTAGTACTTTATCTATGTAATAGAAATGTAATCACATGGAAATAATATTTATAAAAAAATTGAAAATTTTTTTTGATTGGAATAAAACACAATCAATCATCCCAACATAATATCCAGTTATAATACAATGTTCCGTCAATCTATCATTCTCTCAAATAAATGTTTGGTCCGAGATATCATGTATTATCCCCAAATCGATGTTGTTACTTATAACTATGTTTTCAGAGATGGTTCGGTAACTCCTGCAGTTTCGGGTTTCAAATTGTTTTCCAGTTCATTTAAAGTAGATTCTTCTGAGCTTAAGACCCGTTTATGTTCAAATTATCGTGCTGCCCATGATATTGCTTTATTTATGTTTCGTGATTAAAATATAAATAATCGTTTCGTAATTGTTGTCTTTTCCATAAATATGTATCACAAGGTGTAAAGGGACAATATGGGCATTCAAGTAACCTTTGTTTGTTAAGATAACTTCAAAAAATAGTTGAACCAAACGAAGTTGATAATGATTTATGGCATGGTGGGGGATTTTCTTGGAGGATATTTCTAAATATATTGTTATTTTATTAATAAATTTATTACTAATTAAATTGTTTACAATTATTTATAAAATTCATTTATAAATAATCGGCTTTTCACTTCGTAGTAATTGTAAAAAGGTATAAAACAAATAAAAAATCATAAATATCATTTTTTATTTGTTTGTTTTTTGGTTTGCTTATTTGTTTATTTTTTGGTTTGCTTATTTGTTTATTTTTTGGTTTGTTTTGTTTTTTTTCATTTGTTTACTTTTTCTTTTGGTTGTTTTTTTTCTTTTGTTACTTTTTGTTTTTTTTATATTTTTTTTTTTTTTTTTTTTTGCTTTTTTATTTTTTTT